TCAGCCATGGCTCGCCCCCTTCGCCTTGCGGCCCGGCTTCTTCTGCTCGGGCACCATGCCGCTGAGGAAAGCCCGAAACTTCTGATCTTCCTGGGCTCGGTACAGCCGACAGAGAACACGGTGGCGCTCCATTTGCCCTTCCATCGATTGGAGCTTGGCCAGCTCATCATGCTTGCGCTGCAAAGCGAACTGCTTCGCCCGAACGTGGGAATAGCGTGGATCTCCTCCATCGTGCCAGTCCACACACAGGCGCCACCAGTCGTGCATGCGCCGCTGGCGTCCACCGCCACCAACGATGCCAGGCGGGCATGCGCGCCAGAGGCGGTACTCAAAGTCCCCAGCGCGCCACTCCTTCGAGCGCTTGTCGCCGGCATCGGGCCATTCAACGTGCGCAGGCACCAGGCCTTCGTCGATCAGCATCTGAGCGGTGCCGTAGTAGTCAACGCGGGCCGATTGGTCGGGCCTGATGTCGATGGTCATCTCCGTAGGGAGAACGCGAGAGCGTGCGGCCTGCCCTTCGTCTGCCCAGTCATCAAAGATGGTCCGGCGCTCGCTATTGGTAGCGAAGTCGTCCTGTTCCTTAGCCATGAGCCGTCCCCTGCAGTTGCTGCATGGAAGCCATGGCCTGCGAGGCCTTGCGCTGGGCCACAGCGAGGTCGCCACGGTTCAGGTACAGCATGGCCAGGGTCAGCGCGTTGTGCGCGCCGGCATGGTGCTGTGTGGGGGTGGCGCGACGTGCGCGCAGTGATGCCCTTCCCAGGGCGACAATGTGGGTAGCCATTGCAGATCTCCAAGCGATCAGTGGTGGTCAGAAGGCTCTCGGGGTTGCCGCCCCTTGGGCCTTCGCTTTTTGGCCTGCGTTATCGCGGCAGGCCAGCGCGTTCATCTCCTGTGGATGTAGTCCAGGACCTCTGCTCGAAGCCACAAGCGATTCCGGGGAGTGCTGGTGGGAGCCTCTGGCGGAAATCCTGGCAACTTCACGAGCACATCTCGCGCATGCCTCAGGCCGCAGTGGTGCATCTCGGCGATGTCGGCCAACGTCATCAACTCGTTCACGGCTTGGGCTCCGGTTCAGAGTCGATCTTGTGGCGCACCCAGGGCGCGCCGCCCAGGCGTTCCAGCTTCTGCTTCTGTTGATCGGACATCTTGATGCTCACGGTCTGGCTTGCTGGGGCTCCAGCGACTTGCGGTTTGCGGCCCGCCCCGGGGCGGGCCCCGCCGAGTTGTTTCTTCGGTTCCATGGAGAAATGGTAAACATATTCACACTGAATAGGTAACCATTTTCACTAGTACAAACCCTAGGCGAGAAAAGAACTACATGGCAGGTACTGTAGAGAACCGCGCCGCATAGATCTCTGCTGACCCGTATCGTGGTTTCTGGAACGTCATGCCCACGTACAGATTGTGGTCAGCCGCCGCGAACTGTTTCAGGGCGCTGAATTCCTCCTGCGTGAGATAGATAGATCCGTCGAGCACCGGCTTGGCCCGCATGAAGAAGCCAAGGCAACGCGCCGACATATCCAGGACGGCGCTTCTGATCAGCATCAACTCGAATGCGGACACACCACTGACAGGCTCGGTGAATTCGCCACGCGCGATAAGGGTTGGCCCACCACTGCGCACCTCGAAGAATCGGCCGTCCGCTGCATGCATGGACACCTCTAGGTCCCATTGCGAGACGGTGCCATATCGATCAAGTCGTTCGCGCTCGGGCGCCTTCGCGACCGGCTTGGTTTTTGAAGGCTGAACCCTGAGCTTCATCCTGCTGCCTCCGACAAAGTGCCCGCCGACCCATTCAGAGGCGACAAGCAGCAAGCGCCTGCTTAAGACTTCCGCACGGCGGCGGCACAGAGTAGCGCATCTGCTTTGGGAGCAGAGGGGCACTGACGAAACCGACGAAATTCTTCTGGTTACGTCCTGTTGCGCTTTCAGGCCCATCCCCCGATGATGGGTGCAGGAGGTGAACTGTGGACGATTCATTTGAGATTCGGCAGCAGCCCATCTCGGCCGAGCGCCGTCAGCTTGTCCGGGAGCTGGAGCGACTCATCGGAGGGGAGATCTACAACCCACGCATTCAGAACCGGGGTCCAGGAGGTGGGCTCATCAGCGAAGGGCGGCAGATCCAATATCCCCTGACAGTCGTCAATGATCTGTCGGAGAAAAGCAAGCTGCCCAATGGTCTGGACCGCAACGCGACTGAAGAAGAGGTGCGTGGCGCTTACTACGCTTTTGGGTCAAACCACCTGCACATCGGCATGGGCCTTCTCAAGGCGATACGGCACCTAGAGAGGCACTACGGCCTTGTCGTGGACAAGGCATCTCGCGAGGAGTAGTGGATGGAAGCGTTCTCGATCTGGCACTGGCTGGTGCTGGCACTGATCGTCTTTGTCATCGTGAAGGCTGTGCGAGCCGGCAAGCGGACGGATAGCCCGGCCTCATCACCGGAGCCTGAGCACATCGCCGTGATTCGAGGCCCTGGCACTTACTCATTCGAGGTCGTCGGCGAGAGCAACTACCAAAGCGCTTTCGACCGGATCTTTGGCGAGAAGGAGGAGGATGGCATTGATGAAGAGGTCATGGCCGAACTCATTCCCGACGACGACAACAAGTACGACAAGAACGCTATCCGCGTAGCCATCAACGGCATGACAGTCGGCTACCTGCCGCGCAAGCTTGCCAAGCAATTCCGTGCCGAACTCGGGAAGAGTGGGCTTGGAAAGCAGCATCGCAGCCTTCATGCGCGCGCCAAGGTCAAAGGTGGATGGGACCGTGGCGACGGAGACACAGGGATGTACGGTGTCTGGCTTGATCTTCCCGAAGCTTCGCGTTGATGTGCATCAGAATTCACCACCAATCACGGTATGGCCGCCTTTGCTGAAACCCTTGTCGACGAATGGATGAACCGAGAAGGGTTCTTCACGATTCGCGGACTTCGGCGCGGAGTGCAGGAGATTGATCTGCTCGGCGTCCGACAACTTGAGGGCCGAATCGAGGGTTGGCACGTCGAGGTCCAAGCCAGTATTCGGCCTATTGGCTACATTGCAAGGTGGCTGCCACAGCACATTGACGCTGGCTTGGCGAACGGTCCCGCGGCGGCCGGCCACAGGACACCAGAAATCGTCAAAGAATGTGCCGTTGCATGGGTGGCTCGGAAGTTTGACGCCGACGTAAAGGTGGACATGCGGAACCGCGCTTGGCCCAACTTGACCTGGGATCGCAAGCTGGTGCATGCGGTAGTACTCTCCCGCCATGAACTACAGTGCATCAGAGAGTGCGGCGTTGCAACCATCAGTCTTCGGCAAGTCATTCAATCACTCCGGCATCCGAGAGCAAACGGCCTGATGGGAGTTGCTGGCACCGATGTCGCCGAGATACTCACATACCTGAACGAACCCGACGCGAGGGATTGCCGTCGGGAGGTATAGCGCCGCAGGGCAGGTTTGAGATCCTGCTATTCGCAACGCCCTGCGGGCGCCAGCAATCATCCCATCCTGTACATCGCCGTCCGGGTGCGCCGGCCCAGCTCGGCAGCAATCTGCTCGGCAGTGCGCCGATCCACGCTCCCCTGCACCGTGATGTTGTTGGTCTGCGCGAAACCGTTGCCGAACCCCCCGTTGGGGACGATGTTGCCGCCCTGGGCACCAGTCAGCAGCATCTGCGCGCCGCCGTCCGCAACGAACAGTTCAGGCCCACGCTCATTGACCCGATAGAGGGTGTTCGGTGCCACCGGCCCACCAGCAGCCCGAAAGCCGCCGAAGTTGGCCGTGATGCGCAGGAGGTTGTCCAGCGCATCACCAGGCAGGGCATTGGCCAGCGGGGCTGCGATGCTGTTGCTGAAGCCACCGAACAGGCTCGCGGCGCCGCCGATGAGCGTGGACAGCCACCCACCGCCTGAACCGCCGCCGGCCGAGGAGTTCACGATATTCAGCGAGTCCGCCAGCCTCACGAACATCGGGTTGGACTGCGTTCCCAACTTCACCGTGGAGTCCGATCCCATGTTGATGCCGAAGGAGTCAGCCAGCCAGCGCGCGGCCGGGCCGGTGATGTTCTCCTTGACGAAGTTGCGGGTCAGGTCCGTCGTGATGGAGTCGAACAATGCCTTGGCATCGAACTTCTTGCCGGTGAAGAGGTTCACCAATTGATCCTCGAAGCCCTTGAGCGCATTGCCCACGGTGTCCTCCATGTGCTTCGCCACGTTGGAAGCTTCGTCCGCGTAGTTTCTCAGCGCCTCGGACGCACCGACTAGCCAACTCTTCTGCGCCTCCTCGATCTGCGCATAGGTGGACCTGAAGGAATCTACCGCCTTGCCCTGGAACTCGTTGATGATCGCCAGCCGCTCGTCATACTCCTTGCGGGCCTGGGCCGACAGCGGGCCGATCAACTCAGCTTGGGCGCGTTGGTTCGCCAAATCCTGGCGCTGGCGCTGGTAGTTGTCCTCGATGGCCTGAATCTGGCCCTGGAACTCGCGGAACTTCGTTCCCATGCCCAGCCCTTCGAGCTGGCGCTGATAGCCTTTCACGGTCGTGTCGTAGAAGTCCTGCGCAGCCTGGCGGGCAGAGAGGATCGCAGACTTCGTGCGGGTGTAGGCCGCCTCGGACTCGATGCCGAGCACCTTCACCGCCGTAGCGCCGTCCTGTTGGGCCTTCGTCAATTTGGCCTGCACATCGGCGATCTGCTTGTTGGTGTTGATCGCGTCCTTGCCGGATAGCTTCTCCTGCTGCAGCCGCTCGATCTCCTTGGCAAGGGCTTCTTCCTGGGCGGCGTTGGTGAGCTTCGTGAGCCTGATCTTCTCCGCGTAGTACTCTCCCTCGTCCTTCAGCCCAGCAGACCGCAGCGCCTCCAGAATCTGCATCTGGTTCTTGTAGCCGCCGGTCATCGCCTCCATCGTGTTCTTGAATGCGGCCAGGTCGGCTGCAAGCTGTGCGGCCGCCTCCTGCGCGGCGGTGTTCGCGCCGCCACTGCGCGGCGTCTTCGGCGGCTTGGTCGGGTCTTGCACCACCGGAGCGACAACCTTCGGGTTCACGAAACCTCGCCCACCACCAGCCGATGGGCCACCGAGCGCGTTGACGTAATCCTGAATCTGCTGCGTCGACTTCTTCGCGGCCTCGCCATTGAACAGGCGGCCCTCCCAGAAGGCTTTGACGCCGGAGAAGTAGGACTGCATGCCCGCGGCGAACAGGCCGCCGTTCTTCTTCGCCTCGACGAACTCTGTGCTCAGATTGGCAAGCGACTTGATCAAGCCGCCGCTGATGCTGATCGAAGCCGCCTCGGATGCGATCTTGATCTTGGTGAGGTTGTCGTTGAAGTCGGCCGCCGCCTTGGCAAGATCGCCGCTGTAGACGGCGCCGAGCTTCTTGGCCTCCTCGCTCAGGCGGGCGATGCCGACTGCCCCCTGATTCAGCAGCGGGATCATGTCCTCGCCGCTCTTGCCGAAGATCCTCGTGACGAATGCAGCCTTCTCGGCGCCATCCTCATAGCCGGCGAAGCGGCTGGCGATATCAGTGAGCACGTCGGCGGTGGCCCGCAACGCACCATCGGTGTTCTTGATCTCCACGTTCATGGCAGAGAACGTCGCCTGTGCCTCCTTGTTGCCGCCCGCGGCCTCTGCCATGAGCCGGGCCAGCTTGGACATGCCCGCGCCCAACTGCTCAAAGGAGGTTCCTGCGGCCTCACCAGCGTATCGGAGTGCACTGAGTTCTTCCGTGGCGATACCGATCTTCTCCGCCATCTCGTCCAGGGCATCCAACTTGCCGATCAGCTCCGGCAGCTTGTTCGCAAAGCTGGTGATGGCCGAGGACAGGCCCTCACCGATGAGATTGCCGACTACCACAGCCTTGGTGCCGATGGCCTCCAGGCGGCTCTCGATCACCTTGGCCTTCCTGTCGGCCACGCGGCCGGCTTTGGACATGCCACCTTCAAAGCCACCGATCTCCGCGACAAGCGAATAGGTGAGCGTCCCGAGACTTCTGGAAGCCATTACTTCCTCCCTTTCTTGATGGCCCGGTCAATCGCCAGGTCGTACTGCTTGATGAACACGTCCGTCATGGCCTGGAGGTCTCCCTCGAAGGCAGGACGCAGGAATGGCCTTGCCGCCATCTTCTCGCTGCCAAACTCCAGCAGCCTCCAGTGGGGAGTCGGGCCTGCGGCCGAGGTGTCGGGCTTCTCGCCCTTCTTCGGGAGCACTGCGCCCTTGAGCACGCCGATGCGGAAGGCGAGGTTCCCCGTCTGCTTGTAGACCCTGCCGTTCCAGCGCAGATCGACGTTCTTCGCGATGGAGCGGCCCGTCTCGGCGTCGTCCAGGCGCTGGGCGTTCTCCCTGGCCGCCTTGACCGCCACCATCGCAGCCTTGCGCAGGGCAGACCGGCCGCCCTTGTAGCGGGTCTCGTAGGACATCGCTTCGAGCTTGGCCTTCAGCTCGGGAAGGCCGGTCATCTTGACGGCGGTAGTGGCCACTACTCTTCCTCCGGCTCCAGCAGGGCCAGGATGGCGCCCAGCACGTCGCGGATTTCGCCGAGCCGAAAGTCCAGGTCATCGAGCTTCCCGTTGATCGTGATCTGCTCGGCCTCGATCCCGTCGATCTGCTCACTCAGGCGCTTCTCGACCGCCCTCAGTTCGGTGATCAAAGTCATGAGCGCACCCCGTTGTTGTTGAAGCGATTCGGCGCAAAGAACTGGTCGGCGTCATCGCCCATCTCCCAGGGCCGGCGTCCACCATTGCGGCCTGCCGCGGTAGCGGCGGAGCCCGTCGTGTATCGGGATTGCTGGGTCAGGCGCAGCTTCACCGACAACGCGGCAACCGCCTTGGACTCGCGGTCACGCAGGCGGGACAGCGCATCCAGATGCTTCACCGCGTCGGGGTCGGCCAGGTCGATCTTGACGGCGGCGAACTGCTCCTCGATGGCTTCCAGCGTGGCAATGTGCGCCACCAGCGCCTGCAGAACAGGCAAAGAGCCTGCGTCCCACCATTCGGGGGGCTTGCTGCGGCTGATGTCGGTCCAGAGCGCGGCCTGGCGCTTTGGGAGCCCCTTGGGTGCCGCGGGGTACGGCGTCTTGCGCAGCGGGGTCACGACTGCGAGAGAGGCGGCTGATTTGCGGGGCACTGGGCTACTCCGGGATTGTTATGGCGTATGAAAAGAACACTGCGGGGACGGGTTCCAGGAAGACCGCTTCTGATGTTGAAAACGGCCCCCCGGGGTCATTCGACAGGCCACCCATCCAAGCCCACCGGGCGCCGGACCGCCTGGCCGAGATCGCGGCGCGTCTTCTCTTCGTGGCAGGGCGAAGGGCAGAGCACCTGGCAGTTCGCGTCGTCATCGGCGCCGCCCTTGAACAGCGGCACCTTGTGATCCAGCTCGAACCCATCCGGCCAGTCCGTCAGCTTCCTGCACGCTGCGCAGCAGGGGTTGGCCGACCAGACGCGCAGGCGTCGGGCCTGAGCCTTTCGTCCCCGTAGGCGATCAGAGTTATCGAACATGCTTCGCCCAGGCCGACAGGAACGCCTCGATGTCGGTGAGGCTGTGGTCACGGTGGATGACCTTCTGCCCGCGCTGGATCAGCCAGCACCGGGCCTCGTCATCACGAACAAGGCGCAGGCCGATGTGTTCGGCAAGGCGCTCGGCGGATTGCAGGGTGGTCATCAGTGCACTGCTCCGGTCAGGCGGGCCAACTGCAGTTCCATCCAGGTCTGCGTGGTCTCGTGCTTGAGGATCTGTCGGGTGAGGCTCAGGGCCTGCTCGGTGTTCAATCCCAGCTCGATCACCATCTCCTCAATGAAGCTGAACATGTGGCTGCTCAGTGCGGCCCGCGCTTCAGAAATGGTCATGACGGCGCTCACAGGACACGCTCCCAACCGCTGCCCTCACGCGCGGTGAAGGGAGTGCCGGCCTTGATGTGCTTCACGGCCACATACATCTCGCCGTTGCGGCGAACCAGTGATCCAGGGCCGTAGTCCAGCGCGGACTGGAAATCACCGGCGAAGGCCATGCACTTGTCCAGCTTGGACTGCATGCCTTCGGTCTTCGCCTCCAGTGCGCGCATGCGCTCGTTGATGCCGGTCATGGCCTGCGCGAACTTCTCGTTGACGACCTTCGCCAGTTCCTGGCCGAGCAATTCCGGGTCAATGTTTGCCATGCTTACCTCACGTTGCTGAGAAGAGAGACGCTGCCCACAGGGTGGTGATGAGCACCGCGCTGAATTCGCGCATCCGGGTTGGCGGGCACAACCACTGCGCTGACTTCCAACAATTCCCAGGCCGCGAACCTGAAGCCACCGCCGGCCAGCGGCTCGGACTTGATCGGACGGAAGCCAATCGAGTACGCGGACACAAGGCCCGCCTCGACCATCGCCCAAATCTCATCGGCCTGACCAACGCCTTCCGCGAACTCGGCTTCGATCCACAGGCCATTGCCGCGGACCTCGATGCTGCGCACCCAGCCCACCGGGGAGTCGTGGCGGTGGTTCCAAAGCATCGGGACCGGCAGGCTCCATTGACCGCCACGCGGATCAACAACGTCGCCCTGGCGATCCAGGGTGTCCGTAGATGCCAGGCCACGCACGCGGCGCTTGCCCGAAGCGACAAACTTCGTGATGCCGCTCAGGTTCAAGTCGAGACGCTTGCGCACCAGGCCCACGCCCTGCGCAGAGATCAGCTTGATGGAGCCGGTCATCGTGCGTCTCTCCCGGCCTTGGCCATCAGAGCCCAGTCAGGCGACGTGCCCGGCTCGCCGTGAGGACTGGCCTTCAGTGCCACCCACGACGATCCGCCGCTGATGACGACGGAGCCGCGCTGGTAGTCCATGGCGCGTTGATAGGTGCCGCAGAACCGGATGCCCTTTTCCTCGATGGCGTTGACCTGGGCACGCAGGGTCTTCACTTCGTGGATCAGCGGTTCCAGCATCGCGAAGACGCAGCGCATCAGGCCGTCCATGTGACCCGGGACGGGGACGCCCTTCAACTCGGCGAGAAGGTCGTCTGTATCGAAGTCGATCATGTTCATCCCGTGTAGCTCACGCCGGTGATGACCACCACGCCATTGGCGCGGCCCACCTCCCAATTGATGACCCGCTCGACCAACAGGCCGATGGAATTGGTTTGGAAGAGGCTGACTGCGGTAACCGGCCCATCGTCAGGAGAATCGCTCATGGCAACGCTTGCCTGATTGGATCGATCCAGCCGAATGCCTTCTTCTGCGTACAGCACAGACCCGGCGTCCACGAGGACCAGCAACGTGCCGGTGGAATCGTAGGGAACTGCCTCGCTGGTGAGCACAGGCAACCCAGCCAGCGTGCCGCCGAGCGCGCCGAGATCGTTGGCGAGCCCGGCCGCTGACAGGCGAAGGCCAATGGACACCGCAGCGCGCGGATGCGTCACCCAGGCGGCGGTGGTGAGGTTGCCCCCGAACGCAGCGATAGCGGCTTCGATGTCGGCGCGGATGTTTTCAGCCGACCCCCCAGACGACGGGATCGTGATGGCGTCAGCGGTGACGGCAGCCGGGCGTTCGTCGATAACGCCTGTGTTTGCCGGGTCGATGAATGCAGCGTCTGTCGCCAGGGAGATCGCAGTGGCGATGTCGTCGCGCAGAGTCAGCTCAGCCGAGTCGCCAAAGCGGCCCATCTCCTCGCTGATGACGGCTAGGCCGACAACCTTGGTCGCGCTGAGGCGCTTGCGGTCAAAGGCGGCGGAAGTGACTGGTTTGGCCTTGCCCTCGACGACCCAGTAGGCGACGGTCCCGGCGCTATTCGCGGCAACCGGAACACGCACAGGAACGCGGCGCAGATGAGCTAGCCGGCCGACGATGGTCATGGGGCGCACCACCTCCAGAAACTCCATTTGCGCGCCATCCGCTTCGGCCAGATTTCCGGCCCATAGTGGATCGAAGGTGTTTCCTGCAGCTACCGCTGCCTTGAGCACGAGCGCGGTCGGGCTGTGCGCCCCCCATCGCTTCTCCGCGATCATCAGCGCGGTGCGCGTGTCCCCGGCGTTCATCACGGCAAGGAATGTACGAATGAAAGTGGACCCGCGGAAGTTGCTCATTGAAGTAGCTCAGGAATAGGTGAATCGGATGCTCCGATTGCACGCTTCCGAGGCGATAGCGTCGAGGCAGTTGGATGGACCTGCGGGACGTTCAGTGAAGATCAGTGAAGTGATCGAAGCGGCTTTGCTCGATCCAGGCCGCGAGATCGGTGAGGCGGTAGGTGACGCGATGACCGTAGCCACCGATGCGGTAGTGGCGTGGGCCCTTGCCTTCGGAGCGCCAGTTCGCCAGCGTCGATGCGGTGAAGCCCAGCAGTTCGGCGGCAACACCGTCTCCGACCCGACCGTCGCCCGTGATGCTGTGTCCAGCCTCCCGGCAGGCGGCAGCGAGCATCCGGGCCGTGGCGTTGATGCGGTCTTCCAGCGAAGGACCGGCCTGGGGACATGCGTAGTCATTCGCCAGCCTCACATCGATCCCCCAGCAGCCCGCACCAAGTGCAGCTCGCCCTGCAAGTCGATGATCACCACGCTGATGCGCTGCCCCTTGCCCATGGACATGCGCACGCGCACCTCGGGCTCCCCGCCGGCGAAGATCGTGTTCATGACCTCGCGCTGCTCGACCTCGCTCAGCGTTTCGACCGTGCGGCGCATCACCTCGACGGCATCCTTGGCAAAGCGCTCCACCAGGTCTTCGTTGTTCAGCGTGTTCATCGGGATTCCTTCCGGCGACGAGCGCGCCACAGGTTGAACAGATGGATGAGGGCCAGGGTCATGCTGCCCTCCCGTACTGCTCGGTGAAGTGGGCCAGCAGATCGGCCTGGAGGTGGGGCGGGGTGTCGATGCATTCCTGGCGCATCTGCTCCCTGGCCTCGGGGTCGTCGCCGTGGTGGTCGCAGGCCAGCAGGCGGTCCAGTGACTGCAGCTTGTCCTTCGGCAGGGCGCTGAGGATGGATGACACCAGATCGGCGCTCACGGTCAGGATCGCCTTGCACTCGCGGCGCAGCTTGTCGGCGTCGGCGGCGGGAATGAAGTCGGGGGTCGTGGTCATGGGGGTAGCTCCGTCAAGTTTTCGGTGTCGTTTGGGGCCGCTCGCTCTTTTCACCCCTGAATGCAGTGCAAACAGAACACCGGGGGTAGATGGCTTCTCTAGATGGTGTCCGTGGGGCGGTACAGAGAGAGGGCCAAAAATGGGCCTGATAGGACCGTGGGGCGGTACAGGCGATCCGCTCTCTGTACCGTGGGGCGGTGCTATAGAGGCCCCTTCTGTACCGTGTGACGGTCTAAGGACCGCGTTTTTATCGGGCCAGCACGATAGGCTCCGCGCTCGAATGTCGCGGCCAAGTCGTGGTCGTAACCGTCCAGCTTGTCCAGGCTGATCCACGTCACCGCGTACCACGAAGCCCGGTTCGGCCGGCAGCCCATCACCGTCTGGTGGACGAGCTTGGCCGCCAGCAGTTCGTTCTTGCACTTGGTGATCATGTCGCTGGAGTTCCACCCGCGCGTGGCGAGGTAGGCCCGCGAGCACAGCAGCATGCCGTTGTTGTCGCCCCTGAGTTGGCGGGCAAACTCCAGCAGCAGCGCCTTCGCGTGCGGGCTCAGGCCCATGTAGGCGTCGGAGTCCAGCACCGCCCAGGGTAGGGCGACAAACCCGCCTGAGTCGCGTTTCTGGCCCTTGTAGCGCGATCCTTTCGCCATTCATCGCTCCCTCCCGAGTAGCGATGCCATCCGGGCCAGGTGAGCGCGCTCGCTATCCTCGGCCACCTTGGCGATGGCCAGCGCGTTGTCGGGTAGCAGCAGCTCCACCTGGTTGCGCAGGATTGCCCGCAGGACGCGCGCCGGCATCGCCTCGGCCTCCACGGTGTAGGTAACGTGCTGCGAACGCTTGTCGCCCTCCTTGCGCGGCTTGGTGGGCAGGTCGTACTCCTGCACCTGTTCTTCGTTGATGGCGATGCGCCGGAAGTCCATGGCGATGTCGCTGCGCAGATGGATGCGCAGTTCCCGCTCCAGCGCCTGGTCGATCAGCACGCCGGCCGGGTCGAAGTCGCCGATGTACAGGATCACCAGCGGGCGGTCGTCCTCTAGGTGGTTGTGCGCCTCGGCGGCCTCATGTACGAACGATAGGCTGCTGAAGCCGCCGCAGGGGTACAGGTCCACAGCGAGGTCGGTGCAGTCGTCCAGTAGCACCGACGCGATGCTGCGCGACTCTGCCCACACCTCGCACCGGTAGTCGGCGTCTCGCCACAAATCGGCACGGTAATGGCCGGCCATGCGCTCGATGAAATCGCCGGCACCGGAGAACGTGTTGACGAAGTACCCGCGCCGGCTCATGTCCGCGATCCAGTGATAGGGGATGCGGCCGGAGCGGCGCAGCTTCACGCACCTGTCCTGCACATGGCGGTAGCCCCGGTCCGACTTCTCCACCGGCTCGGCCAGCCGGGGATCGGTCATGCGGTAGAACACATGGCGCACGCTCTGCGGATGATCTTCGCGCAGGACAGTCAAGATCTGCATGTCGAGCAGTTCCAGACGCTCCTTGGTGCGACGGTCGCGCTTTAACGTGCCAGCACGATAGGCCGTCATTTCGTGCCTCCTGGCTCCGCGACCAACGTGTACAGCGCCACGCCGACGTGCGGATAGCCGTCCGAGTCCACGGTGCTGACGCGATCCGACTCGATGACGAAGCCTCGCGCACACAGATCACGAACACGGCCGGCAGGATGGCTGATGCCGCACTTGCGCAGTTCGTGCGTGTGGTGCGGGCGCATGCGCAGCCGGCTGATGAGCCGGGCGATTTGCGCCTCGGTGGCGGTCGATTTAGACTCGCTGTGCAGATTCTTGTTTTGCTTTGGAGCCTCGGTTCGGTGCCCGCCGTTCCGAGGTTTCTTTTTGTAGCCCCTCATGCCGGCACCACCACCTTCCCGGCGATCCGGCTCAGCCACACTTCCACCTCATTGAGGGAGTGCATCTGCCGGGTCATGGCCCACTTGGTGCCGATGTAGATCTCCTGGCCGCGGTCATTCTCCAGACGGTGCAGGGCAACGCCCTGGAGTGCCGCCTGAGCCTGCAGCGTGGCGAATGCCTTGTCGGGGTAGGTCGTGCAGGTCATGCTGCCTCCCTGTGCGTTGCAGCGGTAGCTGCTTCCATGCGCTGTCGCCACTCGGCGGCGGCTTCCGCGCTGATGAGTGTTCGACGGCCTACCTTGAAGGTTCGGGGGCCGCGTCCTTCCTTTTGTAGGGCATAGAAGGTCGTGCGGGCGATTCCGTGTTGATCACAGAACTGGGCCGGGGAATATGCAGACTTCTGCATGGTGTTTCCTTTCCAGAAATGCAAAAAGCCCGCTGGGCGAACCATGCGGGCATAAAAAAACCGGCCACTCTCTTGAGATAGCCGGTTGCGGTTTTGTCCTCACGGACAAACGGGGTGTCACATCGCAGTGACTGAAACAAAAAAGCCCGCTAGGTGCGGGCTTGAAAATTCAGGGCGAGCTTCTCTATCGATTGCTTCGGCCACCGTGACAACCGGGGCAGACTTTTGACAGAGATTTCGGGGCGACAAGCTCAGCAGCTTGTGCGATCCATTGAAGCCATGGCTCCGCCATCAAGGGCCGGGGTGCGTTCTTTTGCTTTTTCGGCAACACACCGAATTTGTACGCGGTGAAGGTTTCGGACACACCTACCCCTTCAACCAAAAAGCCGCTGGGACTTGCATCCGGGCGGCGCTTTGTGACCCTACTACTCTTCGGGTATCGGCAGAGATTTCGAGGATGGGTGCTCAGCAGCACCCGTCACCTCTTTTTCAGGGGTTTCGACGCATCACTACCCCACATCGCCAAAGCCCTCCTTTCAGAGGGCTCGACTCTTGAGCTATCTGGCGCACCGCCACCTCCGATCAGGGACGGGCTTGCCTTTATGCAATAGTGCTTGCTCGCAAGTTGAGCTGATCATATGTCCAGCCTGTACGAAATGCAAGTGTGTCCGTGCGAGTTCGCTGATCGGTATCACAGTTGCAGGGCGGCGAGGGCAGTGCGGGCATGGTCCCGCGTCAGGTGCCCATAGTGCTTCTCGATCATCGCCACGCTGGTGCCCGATAGCTGCGCCACCGTGAGGCTGTCCACGCCGGCGTGGATCAGGTCGGTGATGACGCTGTGCCGCACGCTGTACGTGCTGGCCTTGGGCGGCATGCCGGCGCGTTGCGCAGCCTGTGTGAACTGGTAGCCCCAGGTGTCACGGCCCCAAGGCCGCCCCTGCGAGTTCGTGAGGATGTGGGCGGTGGGCAGCTTGTCCTTGCATTGCGCGGCGAAGAACTTGGCCGTGGTGTCGGGAAGGTGGATCTTCCGATCCCCACCGGCCTTGTCCTTGCCCACCGTGAGCACGCCCAGGCGCTTGTCGAATTGCGCCACTGTCAGGGCAGCCATCGCGCCAGGCCGCAGGGGCACCAGGGACAGCGCTCGAAGGAACTCGGCCATGTCCGGGGCTGCCGCGGCGATCAGCTTGCGGCGTTGATCAAGGTCCAGATACACGTCGCGGCGCTTGTCGGCATTCTTGGCCGGCGCCAGCTTGGCGCGCCATGCGAAGTTGGACGTGACCAGGCCATCCTTGAACGCGAGGTTGAGCGCAGCGCGGAACGAGTTCACGTCGCGGTTCACGGCGCTCGCGGATCGCGCCTTGCCCTTGTTGGGGCCGGTTGGCGTGGGCTTGTCGCGCAGGGCCTTGCGCCATGCTTCGACGTGGGCGGGTGTCAGTTTCGTCAGTTCGATGGCCGACAACTTGCGGTCGCTGAGGACGTGGCGGGTGAAGCGGGCCTGAGCGTCATCGGCGGCCTTGTCGCCCTTGGTGTCGCGCAGATGGGCCACGTAGGTCTTGCAGGCGCTGGCCACCGTCACCACGTCGCTGCTGCCACCCTTGCCGAGGTGGTCGAACCACGCCAGGGCGGCCTTGTTGGCGGCGTCATAGCGCTGATGGTCGGGGAGGGTGGAGAAGTCCCCCAGCGCGTGATAGACCTGCTTGCGGGTGCCCTCATCGAAGCTGCGCGCGATCCACGACCCCCCGCTGCCCGCGGCCATCTTCCGATAGCCGAGGTAGTTGCCCTTGCTGACGCGGTGCCAGTACGGTTCCCGCCGCGCCTTGAGCCGGTCGCGGGCCGTCACGGTGTCGATCTTGGTTGCCAT